TCCTGCTGCGCCATCCTGTACTCATCGAATGCCTTCTGCTGCTCAGTGGCGGGTCGCGCTCTCGTCACCGCATCAGCACGCGGCCTCTCCATTGAAGCCTTGAACTCTTGCAGTCTCTTGCGAATATCACTCATGATCACACCGCATAAGGGTTGACTCGTTTGGGCGCAACGTCCACATAGTCATCATCTTCGCCTCTTGGCTGCACATCAATCTCCAGCCACCCAGAGTCGCGCAGATATCGCAAGCCCTGCGTACACGCATCTACCATATCATCATGAGTACAATCTGGAAAGGAGCATATCTGGCTCACAAATCCTTCAGCCCAATCTCTCACGTACCCCTTCCGGTTACTGCTCTCCGGAATCCATACCCGCTTAGACGCGATGATGTTGGAGACAATTGACAGCCGCTGTATCTTGTCAGCCCTGCCCGGGTTGTACGCCCGTACTGGTAAGTGCGCCCTCTGCAAGTCCTGTATCAGAGATCTCCCCGAAGCTTTATCCTCAACCAGTATCAGGTCAACCTTCTTCCCACCTACATAATTGTCCTGAGAATCCCCGCCATAGCTGACCTTGTACTCCTCAATAACCTTGGGGCGAAGATCCGGATACTGAAGACGATCCTGCCATATATCAATGAGCATAACTGCCATTGGACCATCCATTGGTTTGAATACGCCAAACACGATGCATGCAGTTGGGTCATTGACTGTCTTTTCGGTGTAGGCACAATCGTAAGACTGGAGGATGTATTCAAACTTCGGGAGCGCCTTCTCTGACGGCCAGAGGTTGAACCACTCCCTCTTGACGATGCCGCCCTCTTCGGCATCAATAATCTCAGCGTAGATTTCCTGTCGCCCGAGCTTTGTGCCCTCATACTGGAGTATCTGCTTCTGGAATGTCGGACTGAGGTTCTTGATGTTGGCATAAGTCGATGCCCTCGTAATCACTACATCATCACCCTCTCGCCCAGCCAACTCAACGATCAAGTCTTTTGGCTTTGGGGTGGTGGTCGCCATCACCCGGGTATGCTGCCCCAGCCGTACTGACAGCATGATCTGATCCCACGCCTCCTGCAGATAATCCCACGCAGCAAGCTCATCAAGCCAAGCTCCATGCCACTGGGGACCACGAAAGCGCTCCGGCTCGCTCGCCGGAATCCCCTTCAGCAGGCTCCCATTGATCAGGGTTAGCTCACTCAGGCTTTTGTTGTAATCGGCTATGAGGGCTTGAGGGATGACCGACAACAGCCCAGAATCGCCCTCAAAGCACGTTCCCCTGATATCAGCACTGGTAGGGGCAGACACCAGCCATCTCGTTCTTGGCTCGCTCCACGCCCACCACGACACCTGTTCTGCTGCGGTCCTAGTCTTTCCCGCACCCCGTCCTGCCAGCATCAGCCAGATGCTCCACCAGTCACCCGGAGGGACTATCTGATGCTTGAGCGCCTTACTCAGCCACTGCGCTCTCCATGCCCAAGAAATCTGATCAGGAATGGGCAGGAGCGCAAACTGCTTGGCAGTCTCAGGATCCTGCAGGATTTCCGATAGGTCAGTCACTCTGCTGCTTGGTCAATTCAAGGTTCTGCAAGATCGCGCTAAATACCTGCCTCACCTCAACTACAGCATCTACCTTGATGGGGTTCTCATCATCCCCTGCAATCGTTGTCCTGTCCCCGTACTTGCGCGGCCTCAGCTTTGCCGCCACCCATTTGCGGGCATCCACCCTCAGTCGATTCCGATTGATCCCCGCAGGATCCAATCGCTCAGTTACCGTTCCACTCTCTTCGTTTGTGATGGTCTGCTGGGGTTCTTCGTCGCTGATACTCAGTATCTCATCAGCCAGAGTATCGGCTTGATCCTCTCTAGCTTTGGTGTACATCTCGCGGAAACTTTGATGCTCTGCAATCCAACGATAAACCGTTGATATGTCAGGCATTCCTTCTGTCTTGATTAAGCTGTTCAAGCTTTTACCTTCCGCTATGGCTGTGCATATGCGAATAGCTTGCTCTTGGGAGTATTTGGAGTTAGCCCCTTTAGGTGAGCCACCTTTGTTCTTTTGCAGTTCAGCCATGACGCTTATTTTGCCTTGTTTTAGAAAGTACGGTCATTGATTTTATTGGGATTTTTGGGAAATAATTACGCCGTGCGGCGTCTTTTTCCAATACCAAAAGCCCAGCCCATCATTAGATGGTACTGGGTCTATATCAGATGTGATGTAGGGGGTCAAGCCCCCTCGCTTTACCAGCCGAACTTTTCAGCGCAGATGGGACCGATGCCCAGATCGATGCTGGCCTGATTGGAAAGCTCTCGGCGGCAGATGGCGCATGATCCGAAGCGCTTGCCGTAGGCAATGGCTGCAGCCTTGGGGTCAGCGGCCACTTCGATGATTTTGTTCTGCTGCTCGTCAGTGCAGTCCCGGGTGCGGATGAACTTACCGCCCATGACCTTGCCCAGATAAGCCTCGCCCTCTTTCACGTAGATTGCCCCGGCATTTTTGCCGGAGTCGGGGGCCGGGGAGAACTTGAAGACATCCAAGTTCAGCTTGGGGTACTTGATACCGGCTGATTTGGCCGTTTGGAAGGCTTTCTCCACCGATTCAAGGGTAACTTCAGGGGCGGCACTGATCGTAGCGCTACGGGCCTCCTGTGCAGCCTTACGGCCATTTACGCACTTTTGGGCGGAGGCAAGCTGCTTATCGGTAAGATGCCCCCACCTGATCACCGCCTGCTCAAGGGAGGCGGCGAAGGGGAAGCTGTCCTTAGAAGACTGAATCCACGCGGCAATTTCGGGGTGCTGGGTCTGGAAGTCGGCCCAAGCCTGCTGCTGGTCGCGCTCCTTACGGGCCTCTGCAGAAGCCTTGGCCTTCTGGCGCTGCTCCGAGCTGGTCTTGAATGACTGCTGGCCGGTCCCCTTGCAGGTAAAGCAGGGGCCAATCACGCGCCCAGAGTAGGAGTAAAAGTTTTTCCGGCCATTGCATTTTCGGCAGGGCTGCATGAACAGCTTAAGAATCCCCTCTTTGGTGATGGGAGTCTTGGCAACAGAATCGGTGCTGTCGAAGGGCAGGTCGTTTTCGATGTCGCTGAAGTCAATCATCTCAATCTCCTAATCTCACTGCGACGTTGCAGTGATTGAGATTATACGCACTTCCGAACGGCTGTCAACTCCTGTCGATATCTTTTTTGTTGCGGTGCAATAATACATTGGCGAGCTATCAATAGCCCGGGGACATCCGCCCCAAGCAGTATATCTTTACGTGCGCAGCTTCTACGATGATCTGATCAGCCAAATCTACTGCCTCAGACCACCTACCCTCCCTCATGTACTCTGACGCCAACTTTCTTAGCTGCTGGATCCTCAAGATATGATCAGAATAGTCAGTCATCTTTTTTCCTGAATTGCTGATGCGCCGGATTGTGCTTGGCCTTACCGCTCTTTTGCGATGGCGGCGTGAACCGTGCCGCCTTCAACGCCTCATCTCTTTGCGCCTTTGGCAACTCCCAAAGCTTAGACCACTGCGCCATTCTTGATCTCCTTCAAGATTTCAGGGTTGTCTGATTCAAGCTCAATCACTGTATGACTCACAGAGCCGGAACTATCTTTGTTCTCAATTATAAGAGTTGCCCTCTTTCCTTGATCCATGTGCGTAATCATCATATCAGTCACTCCCATGATTCGTATCTTCATCATCACGACTCTCCCTTAAATATTTCGACGAATGCTTGTCGGACCTCCTTATCACTCTTGCCCCAAAAATCCGCAAGCACAGCAATCATTAGGCACCCGCGATCCCTTGCCACCCTAAACCCGGCAATGTATCCGCAAACACCCCCAACAACAGCGGCCAACACAATCCAAAGCTCCATGACTATATGGACCCTAATAACTTGAGGCCATTGTCCACATCCTTTAGCTTTTCCAACAGCTTTTCTTTCTCGGCTATTAACTCTTGCAAAGCGCGATCAAGCGGCTTGAAGTCCTGCGGTATATAAACCTCAGTATCGAATTCTTTTACGAATTGATGTGTACTTGTATCTCTAAACCACACCGAATGAATTTCAAACCTCCCTTCTTTTTCCCATTGGTACTTTACCCAATAAACTTTTAGCTTGAATTTCATGTGATCCCCTAATATTTTTTGTATTACTTGTAGCCGTCGCCGTAGCCGTAGCCGTCGCCGTAGCCGTCGCCGTAGCCGTCGCCGGAGCCGTAGCTGTCGCCGGAGCCGTCGCCGTAGCCGTAGCCGGAGCCGTAGCCGTCGCCGTAGCCGTAGCCGGAGCCGTAGCCGTAGCCGGAGCCGTCGCCGTAGCCGTAGCCGGAGCCGTCGCCGGAGCCGGAGCCGTAGCCGGAGCCGGAGCCGTAGCCGTAGCCGTAGCCGTCAAGCGTTAAATGAATGACCACTTTGCTTGCTCCACATCAATTACGCTAATGACCGCCCGCAGTGGGATGCGTACAGTTCCAACATTGTCAAGCACGGTATTGCCTGTCGGGCCTGAAACAAGTTCTCCAAGTCCTTTCGTTGTTCCCCACACACGAAGGTTCTTGGAGTTACGTAGGATAACAATATCCTCCGTAAATTCCGCCCTCCCAATATAGACAAACCCGCGATCCGCAACAACAATCTTTATGTCTCCCTCGCATTTATTCTGCGCATCCTTGCGCACATACTCAACGTCATCAATCTTGATTGATTCTGGCTTGCTCATGTCATCTCCTGATCATATTGGGGGCCGAAGCCCCCGGGTTTATTTAAGCTGCTGCCAATTCTTTTTCGTAAGCGGCGAAGTGCATTTCCATCGGACGGGCAAACTTCTGCGGGTTGCTGCCACGCTCCAAACCCAAAAGATAAATTGCCAGTTCTTTGGTCGGAGCAAATTCCGCATCGCCCACTTGACCGAAGCTATCAACTGCATAGCAGTACCAGAGCCGGGTGCTTTCGTCGTAGTAAGTTTGAAACATCACATTCTCCTGATCGTTAATGGGATACCGCAATACAAAGTATAAGGAAGTCCGAATGGCGTGTCAAGCGCTACTTTTTTACCGTAGCGTCTAGGCACTGGTTGATGCGCTTGGCAAGAAGTCTTGCGTCTGCGCGGGCAATAGCAACACTGAATCCATCACCCTTCTTTCCCGGAAAAAAAGAAATCCTAATCTGATCGCCCTGTAGCCTTACAGATTGATACGGCCTGTCAAAATGCAACCTCGTACACCATTCTGCATTTGCATACTTCCTCATTTACCCTCCGGGACGTATTTGACGATGCGGGTTTGCTCATAAAATCCATCGCGCATTTCTTGTGCGCAATTCCTTGCTTCTTTTCTGCTTAAAAAAGTCCATGCAGTAGCTATCCACTGCCCACCCTCTTTCATCTCCACCACCCACAAATACCTTTTCATACTCCCTCCAGTTGTTGAACATCAGATGATGAAACCACGCCTCCGACTACATCAAGATACTAAGCATTGCCCATGCTCAGGAATTGGCGCATGGGCTGTTCTGTGCGGTCTTTTTGCCATACCTGCGAATCAGTTCCGGCGTGTAGTCTGATCCGCCAGGGATGCAGGCATCATGAATCCAAACATGAGCGGGGATTTGCTCGCATCGCACGGTGAACCATATAAAACAGTATCGCACCTGTAATATCACGTATTTGTTTTCGGATGGCTCACTGTAGCCGTATTCCCAATCCTGCCTCCACATTTGCGCAAGGCGATATTTCCGCCCTCGCATGGTGAACGTCGGAATGCTCACTTGATCTGCTCAAGGATGTCGTCGGCCATGAGCAAGGCGTACTTGCTGGCCGCATCCATCAAGGCATTGCGGACCAGTTCGTCGGATTCTTGCTTTGCGAGGGCTTGTAGGCGCATGGATGCTTGGCGGTACTGTTCGATGGTATTCATGGCATTCGTTTCGCGGCCCCTATGGTGTCGGTAGGCATTGCCGCAGGCCCGGAATTCGGGCTGGTGAAAGTGATAATAATGGTTTGGCAGTCTCATTGCTCGGGCAATCGTTTGCCGGGCATGTATCGCCGGGGTAATCATTTTTTCCAAACTCTCTACCGCAATCTTTGCACTGATACGCATTTGTTCCATACGTTTCGCTGTCAATTATGAAATATTGGGTATTCATGTTCATTCCTTCCGGCCCATTAGCGGGCCTGTGGGCGATTCAGAGGGTTAGGCTGTGGGTAGTTCCCTCCCTAGCGCGAGGTGGTCTTGACCGCGAACACAGCGGTGATTGATGTGTACTTGGCAACCACATCAGCGCCAATGTTCAGATCAGCCAGCAGCTTCTTGTAGTTGACCAGCTTGCGATCAGACTCAACCACCGTTGCCTTGAACATCGTTCCCTCGAAAACCTTATTGCCTCCGGGTGCAGTTGCGGCATCCTTGAGTTGGTCTTTGATCTTGTCTGCATCAGCCTGCAGATCAGCAATCTGCGCCAGCAAAGCACCGAGAACATCAACCTTGGTCATCACGCCTGTGTCCATCTCAACCTCCTTAATCTCACTGCAAAGTTGCAGTACGGTCAATTATACGGGATTCCGAATGCCTGTCAACAACTATTTTTTAACAGGGGGCAAAGCCCCCTTCTGCTCTTAGAAACACTCTTCTTCACGTTCGCGCTGCGCATCATCTGCTTCGATCCCCTGAAAGCCATAAGCATCGGAGCCGTAGCAGGGGCGGATCTCACGCCATGTTGAAAAGTTTATTGGAAGCTTGCCAGAGATGGCGCGAAGGCCAAGTGCGGCGGCTTGCTTTTCCATTGCTGGCAATGCGTCCTCTTCCCAGCGTGAGGTCTTACCGAAGGGGGAGACAAAACGGCGGCCATCTGACATCTCGGCAACCACGTATGCAGCAACACCGTGAATTTCCCCACGTGGGTTGTCATAATCAGCCATTTCGCCGTCTTGCCCAATTACAACCACTTCTGATGCCGCGAAGAACTGAAGGTCTTGTGCTTGCATGTTCATCTCCTTAATCTCATGAATTGGTTACTACAGGAACAGAGTCTACGGGACTCCGAATGCCTGTCAACAACTATCTTCATGAATTATTTCTATCGGAGTTCCAAAGTCGATAGGCGAAAAAAAGCCCCGTCACCGAAGTGCGGGGCAAAGAGCAAGACATCGGGGGGAGGGTCGATGCCTGCTAGGGAGGTAGCCAATCATATCCTATTGATGAGAGCCTGTACTACTCTTTCTATCGTGACATTCAGGGCATCAATCTCATCCATCTTTCGTATGGCCCAAGCCCTTTTCTGGCCGTGTATCCCCAGCACCGGATTACGATGACATTCCTCACACAAGGCTACTGCAGTGTACTGAGCGCCCTGCTTAATGTGGTGAGCCTCAGAGCCTTTCCTTGAGTCACAGACAGAGCAGGGAAGCTCTTTCACCAATCCAAGGTACGCCCTTTCCTTTGCGGTGAGTTTATTGTTCATCTGAGAATCCTGTCTGTCTCGCGGTTTGATGCCTCCTGCGTCCTCCAGACATCTATCCTGTCTTTTGCCGCTTCAATCTGGAGCCTCAACTGCTCTTCTTCAAACACCCACTTCTTCAATTGATCCAGCAATTCTTTATACTTCGGGTGGCTGTATGCATAAGCCTCTTTATCTGCGATGTTCTTCCCCGGAGCCTCAAGGTACAGCATCGACTTCAAACTCTTCCTGTACTCCTCACACCACCTTCTCTCGCTCTTGAGCCTTGCATACTCGCTTGCATTCTTCAAGATGAAGTCCACTGCTGCATTCGGATTTATTTCGTTCACTTAGCATCTCCTTAATCAAAAAAATCGCCGTTCCATTTTTCACCATCTTCCCTGTGAATCGGAGGACAGACCAGCCAAGCCTTACTGCCTCGTTGTACTTCTCACAGTCCTTCTCATATCCACTGCCTCTAGTATGTCTTCCTCCGCTCCACGTTCCCCCTTCAATTTCTACCGCGATCTTCTGCGTAGGCCATGCAAAGTCAAACCGCCACCTTCTCGTTGCATGGAACCGATACTCCATCACGTACCCATCAACTTTCAGAAATTCACACTGAGCTAGAAAAGCCAGTTCGAGTCCACTTCCCACCTTCCCCACTCGCCGCGATTCCCCAGCGTCCACTGAGACATGATGTCCGACTCCAGTTGTTTTCGTCGCGGCTGCACCGGATCCCGCAATAGATAGCTTTGCAGCCACTGCCGCCCAGCTTTGCCGCGCTTTGCTCTTTCTGCGATTAGCCATCTGACCTCGCACCTGTGCCGGAATTGTTCATCGTTTGAACTCATTGTACGCTCTCCCGAATTGCATATCAAAAGAATGAGGACACGCCTCCCACGGGGGAATATCACAATTGCAACCTGATTCCTTGTAATCCTCTCCCACTATCTCTCTAGACTTCATCCAGTCCAACTTTTCTTTTCCGTTGAACTTGTATCCAGAACGATCCTCTTTTATGAATCTCTTTCCCCGTTTGGATATTTTTTTCCAACGCTCCTGAGAACATAAATCCCAATGATCAGATCCATCAGGGTTCTCACATCTCCACGTTCCATTCTCTTGCTTCCACAGAACTTTTGAGGAGCATTGCATACACGCAACGTATTTACTTGAAGACATTTTTCGCACACCTCTGTTTTTACGAAAACATCTCAGCACACTACGGGCTTCGGCTATCCTCAAGGCGTTAAACCAAACCCCTTGGACGCCTGCCAAAAAACGGCAAAGCGGCTGTCAGCGGTTTATCTAGACATCCTCGCCTTAGTGGTCTGATCCACTCTAATCCAGCGAGTACCGGGGTGTTTGGCTTTCGGCCTCCGGCTGCTGACCCTCCTCGCGGCGGTCAGTGGTCACGTTTATTGAGCTGCGACAGCAACAGTCAAGAACTTTCGTTCTATTTTCAGGGCTGGGTAATGGCCCCCGCTGCCAAAAAGAAAAACCCCTA